CCCGACAGCTGCCAGGTAGCCGTCATGTCAGCGGACACCTCCAGCTGGCGGGCCGGGTCGGTGAAATACCCGTCCGGCCAGCCGACGTGCACCACGCCGTGAGCGCGCCCGGTCATTGTTCCCTGATCACATTCTCGGCGCCCGTCAGCAACATCACGAACCTGCCTTCCCAGAAAGCCACGGCCACCTGCCGCAGCGGCACCCGGATTTCCAGCTCCGGAACGTCCACCCACACTTCTTTGGACTCATGCACATTCTGGCCCAGATACCCGCCCAGGTCGGTGAAGGTGACGACCTGCTCTTTCATCTCCCCGATGGAAAGGCCCCGGTCACTCACCGCTTCTCCCCAGGATCGTGCATTCCTGGTGAGTGACCGTGTTCTTCTCCGGATCGACCTTGCAGTGGTCGTGGCGCACCAGCTGCCAGGTGCCGGGCGCGCTGTCTTCGCTGACGATGACGCTGATGCCCATAAGCGCCGCTATGGCGGCCTCCGGGTCGATGGGCAGCGAGGACGTCCTCGCCTTCACCGACATCGTTGACAGCGCCCGCTCGACGTCAGGGGCGCAGGTGATGACCTTCCAGTGCGGGGTCCAGCTGTGCTGCCTGATCAGCTCTTCGAGACGCGGGAAGCCGTCAGTTGTCATCAGGCCGCACCGGCCAGGGCAGAGAGCCAGGCGGCAGCCCGGATCAGGTGCCGGTCCTGCAGGCCCTCCAGCGGATCCACGCCGATCACCAGGTGCGGCACCGGGTGACGGGCCAGCTCCTGCGCGGCGTCCGGCTCGTCCTCCAGCCAGCAGAACGGCCGGGCGCCGGCCCAGGCGGCCATCCGCCGCGCCTTGCCCATGCCGACCGTGACGCCCGGGATACTGAACCGCAGGCCCATCTTGCCGGGGCCCATGGGCACGACCGGCAGCGGCGGCAGGCCCACCAGCGGGGCCAGGTCGGTGTTGGCCTCGTCCTCCCACATGGTGCACCAGACCAGCTCGGCGCCGGTTGCCCGCGCGACCGCCTGCAGCTTGATGCCGTGGTCCGGGCAGTACCGGACCGGGTAGCCCCCGGGCACGGTCCAGGTGTCACGCCACCCATCGGGCGGCTTCCCGGGCATGACGACATCGGGGACGAGCACCCCGTTGACGTCGATGGCGAGGATCGGTCTCATACCAAAGAAGCTTATCAATCGTGGTAGGCTGCCCGGGTCGGTTCCGCGCGGTGCCCGAAGCCCGCGTGCCCTGCCAGCGTAGTGAAAGGCCGCCGTGTAGCACTCTGCCGCCACCCGTCCTGCGATGCCGGGAGGGAGGTGAACTACGTGGACGGGGAGGGACCGGCCGAGGTCCCGCTCAAGGCCAAATACAAGGCAGAAAAGCCCAGGGGACGGTTCCGCGCCGATTACAACGGCAACACCGGCATTAACCGGCACAAGCATGTATTGCTGCCCGCCGTGCCCGGGATCAAGCGGAAGAAGTTCCAGCGGAAATACTAGGAGGGGCCCTCGCTGCGGCGGGGGCCTTTCCATGGCTCCAGGTCGTAAATCTTGTCCGGGATGCTGATCAGGTAGATGACCGGCCTTTCCTGCCAGTCACGCAGCAGGCTCAGCCCGTTGCCGTTGTAGATGAAGCCCAGGTCGTGCACCAGGTCATAGAGCGGGCCGTGGCAGCTCATGCGGGGGAGCTTAGCGCGGCCGGGGCCCCGGACAGGTCAGCCGGGGCTCCGGTTACCCGCCAGATCAGGGTAGCTGCCAGGGCCCCCGCCGGCACGTGGCAGGGGCCCTGGCTCGCCGGGACGGCGAGGGGGTGGCTCAGTGCTTCTGGGCGGTGTAGCCAAGAGCCTCCATCATCTCCCCGTGGCGCAGTTGTGCCTGGCGGCGCCTGCGCTGGCCGCGCCGGATGATCCGGTAGGGGATCAGCCAGATGCCCCACAGCAGGTACCAGCAAAGGACCACGGCCCAGCTGACGGTGATGGCCAGCAGCACGCCGATGATCACCAGGGCCCGCAGCGCGGTCATCCAGCCGTCCCCGTGCGGGTAGCGTGCCAGCTTCCACCAGCGTTCTGCCGAGCCCGCCAGCGACATTGGCGCGGCGACGATCACCTGCTCACTTGGCAGCAGCTCACTCATGTTGTTCCCTCCCCTCTCTTGGAGTTACTAAGGTAGCTTATCAACATGACGGAGTGCTGGCGCCCGGTGACCGAGCCCGGCTTCGAGGAGCTGTACCAGGTCAGCGACCGGGGTCGAATTTGGAGCGTGCCCAGGCAGACCAGGACGGGCGTCCGGGGCGGGAACTACCTCACGCCTGGGGTCATGCCCAAGGGCTACCTGACAGTTGTCTTGAGCGGCCCTGGGGAACTCAGGCGGACTTGCCTGGTGCATGTGCTCGTGCTGGAGGCATTCGACCGGCGTCCCGAGGCTGGCGAGGAGTGCAGGCACCTCAACGGTAACCCGGCCGACAACCGGTGGCCCGAGAACATCTGCTGGGCTCTGCCGGTGGTGAACGCGGCCGACAAGAAGCTGCACGGCACAGACAGTGCTGGCACCCGGAACGCTATGGCTAAGCTGACTGAAGCCCAGGTGCTAGAGATTAAAGCCAGGTATGCCAGCGGCGGCGAGAGCCAGCAGGCAATCGCCGCCGCTTACGGACTTCGCCAGCCCCAGGTCTCCAAGATTGTCACCGGAAAGAGCTGGGAGCACCTCCAGTGAATGGCTCAGGAATCAGGACTTGGTGATCGTCGCAATCCCGCGGGGGTTCAAAATATTCATCGCCACCATTTCGTCGAAGACCCAGCCCTTCCAGAAGGCCTCGACGTTGTGGTTCTCCTCGACGTCCAGGGAATACAGCACCGGGAACACGCCGAGGAAGTTGGGCTCGGGGGTGAGGAATATCTTGGCCTGCGGCACGATGATCGACCGCTGCACCTGGAACTCGCCGAAAGACGTAATGGTCTCCCCGGCGACCACTCTGTCTTTGAAGGCCCATCCGGTCTGGTTGATGTCCCAGCGGTACATGTCGCGGAAGTCGAACGGGTTGATCAGCAGCCGGGCGGACGGCAGCTCGTGCAGGTCGGTCATCGCCACGGCCGAGTACAGCGAGCCCGGGGTCAGGTAGCCCGACGCCTCGGTGATGTTGTGGTTGGGGGTCACCACGTGGTCGGGGCGGGTGGCGTAGTCGGTCACGGCCGCCTGCAGGATCACCAGGAGCCGGGCGTCTTCCTGCTTGAGGATGGCTTGCTTGGTCTCGTCCTGGGCCTGCTCGACGGCGTTGATGCGCAAATAGAAAAGGTCTTCCTTGCGGATCGCCGGGCGGGAGGCGATGCGGAAGAACCGCACCGGCACGCGCTTGCCCTCAAACGGCGTAATCCGGACTTCGCCCTCGGTGCCGGACATGATGTAGGCCTGGCCGAGGTCATCCCACACGTCGTATTCGACCGGGGTGCCGGGCGTGACCGGGTCCTCCACCAGGACGTTGCGGACAATGCCCTGATAGCGCAGCTTCAGCTGGATGGGCCCGACCATTCCGACGCCGAGGCGCCGGAAGCCGTGCATCTCGTCGGAAAGGACGAGCGCCATCTTCCGGACCTTCGCCTCGCGGGTCGCCGGGACATTCCCGTTGGCTTCCCGCTTGGCGACGATCGATGCCACATAGTCGTCGCTCTTGCGCGCGGCGACCCGGGGACGCAAGCCGCCACCAGCCGGCAAGGTGGGTGCCAGCTGCCCGGCCGGTGCAGTGGTGGCCAGTTCGTACATAGCGTTCCCTTTCCTGTGGTTTGCCCGGGGGAAGAGCCGGTGGTCAGTCGCGGCCAGTCACGCCGCTGGTGGCCAGGGCCAGCTCAGCCGCGCTGAATGGCTCCAGGCCGCCGATGGTGATCTTGGTGGGCGAGTTGACCTTCAGCAGCCGGGCGACCGGCGCCGAGCCGCCCGTGGACAGCCAGGGCACGAGCATCCCCTGGTTGGAGCCAGCCAGGGAGACACCGACGATCGCTGACCCGGATCCATCGGTGGGGTCGGTCCAGGTCTGCGCGGCGTCGAATGCCGGGGCCAGAATCTCGAATTCCGCGTCCGCCCCGAGCACCCACACGGCGAATGCGTTGATGCCCGCGTAAAGCAGCTCATCGACGCCGTCCCCGCCGACATACAAAGCGCCGAGCCCGTAAACCGGAGTCTGGGAAGCAACCGCGCTCATCGTGGCGCCGCTCATCTGCGCGCCCGTGGCACCGGCCAGGGTCACCAGGTCGCCGCCCGTGCGGATGAATCCCATGCCGGGCCAAATGGGCACCGCCCGGGTCCAGTTCGGATCGAGGAAACACGCCTTCGGCGTCGCCTGGGTCCAGGCGTACAGCGGCCGGATCGTCCGCTTGATGTAGCTGTTGCTCATGTAAGTGCGGATCATGTTTCCAGCTCTCCTTCAGGGGGGCGCCTGGGCGTTCCTCTGTCTCTTTCCGGGTCAGTCAAGGAAGATGTCTTCGGCGTCAACAGGACCGCCATTGGTGCTATATGCGGGCTGCGGCGGGGCGGACATGGCCGGTGCGGCACGAGCGCCGGTAACGGGCCGACCTTGCGGCCGTGGGCGGGAACGAGGCGGCGGCTGCCGCTGGGCGACCTGAGACAGAATGCGAATTTCGTGCTCGATGTCGTGCAGGCCCAGATCGGACTGCTCGATCGCCGCGCACACTTCCAGGTCGTCCCCGGCCGCCAGGCCCGCCTGGACGCGCAGCCGGGCCAGCCGCATGGATGCCATCACCCGGGCCCCGGAAGCGTCTCCCGGCTCGCTGGGCGGCCCCTGGGGGGCTTCTGCGGCCGGATGGGAGGCGGTGGCTTGCAGGCCTTCATGCTCCCGGGCGCCGATCACCCAGGGGAACGCGGTGCCGTCGTTGCCGACCCCGCCGATGCCCGGCCCGGACGCCTTCAGCGGATCCGGGTCGATGCGCACGTCGGTCTCGATCCGCCGCTGGGGAATGCCGGGCATCGGGTTGGAGTCCCCGCCCGTGCCGACGATGGGCGCGGTCACGTCGATCAGGTTGGTCGCCGGGGGCGTCTGGTCTTCCACGCCGGGGGTGATCGGCGTGGTGGTCAACGCGGCCGGGACATTCTCCGTGGAGCCCGGCGTGGTGCCGGGCCGCTGCGGGTCGTCCTCGGTGTGCCCGGTGCCGCGCGGCGGGGCACCGGAATGGCCGCCCGGGGCATATCCGCCCGAGGCAAGAGCCTCTTCGGTGGTTTGCGTCGGCGGCGCAGCCGGGGGATCGGGAACCGGGGATCCGGGGTTGTTGATGTCGGCTGTCCGCCGCACCGACGCCTCATGAATGCTTTGCAGCTCGGGAGCCACGCCCGCCAGCTCGGCCATGAAACGCAGCTGCGCCTGGAGACTGTCGATCAGGTGCCCTTGGCGGATGATCGTGGCGCCCTGGGATTCGATCAGGCTCTGCTGTGCCCTGATCGCCGCAGTGTGGGCACTTCCGGCCATGACTTTTCCTCCTGCTGCCGAGTCCTGCTCCTTCCCAGGACTTGCGCCCTGGAGGATTCCTTTCCCGCACGCCGGGCACGGGCCGCCTTCTTCCGCGCCCTCATCATCGGGGCCGAATTGCGTCCCGCATTCCGGGCAAACCAGGGCCGCGCCCTCTTCTTCCTGCTCTTCCTGTTCGCCTTCAGCCATCGCTTCGGCGCCTTCCTGTTCCTCCTGTTCGCCCTGCTGCTCTAGTTCCTCCGGTGATTGCAATTCCTCTTCTTCATCCTGAGGCAATCCATCGGGGGCATTCCCCGAAGGCACCGGAACGCCATTGGGGGTCAGCTGGTCGGGGTGGAAAAGCTGGTTGTCGGCGTCGGGGAAGGAGCCCATCGCCTCATCGGCGGGGCCCTGCGGGAACTGGGACGGGTCGTTCTCCATCTCCTCGCGCATCTGCATGGCCTTGGAGGTGTCCGGATCCCGGAACAGGCTGGGCGGCGCCACAAACCCGCACACCGGGCAGCGCTGGCCGGTCCACACCGAAGACTCCCCGCACACCGGGCACTGCTCCTGGCGCAGGGTGTCCACATACGGCGGCGCGGTGATCCTGTCGTCAGCAGCCGTCTTCACTGCTTTCCTCATTCCGTAGGGGTGCGGCAGCCCGGGG